TGAAGGTCTTTACTCAGGGATAGTAAGAATAACAACACTTAACCAATCAAGTGAAGTTAGTGGTGTGGTTAAAGCAACTTTTGACTTCAAGGGTTTAGGCTTTATCTACATAGGCGAGTATATGGAAGATAGCAACAATTATATAGAAGAGGACTACTGGATATAATGAGTAAAACGATAACTAACAATGCAAGAAACAATGATGCTATAGCAATACTTCATTTATTCGAGTTTGATATGTATAATCTTGATGGGACTTTTAAAGAAACATTGAGGTTTACAGACCACGACATATTCGTAAATGATGGAGGGGTAGAATACACACCACTAGCTATTACTTTTGATAAACTTTCAGAGGACGGCTCAATGCAGTCTGATAGTATTAATCTATCAATAGACAATGTATCAGGAGCTTTAACAACTGAAGCTTTATCAAGTGAATGGCGAAACAATAAATGCAAGATTGAAAGAGTTATTTATACACCAGCAAGTGAAACAATAGATAGTGAAACTTACGAGTATGGCTATGGTGACAATTTAGACACTTACCCTAAGCTAGATATATTTTCTTCAATCAGTAAAGACATTTATACGCTATTTGAGGGGATTATTGATACTTTTAGTGCAACAGAACAAGCATTAAATGCAACAGTAACTTCTTTATTTACTAACTGGTCAAAGCCTTATCCAAGCAGAACACTAAATCAAAATGAATTTACTTCAATTATAGAAGCTATTACAGAAACAGTCTATTGGGGTAGAGAGAAAGATGTCTAAGCATAATTGCTTTGGTTACTCTTACGAGCGATTAAAGTCTGTTTATGGGGATAGAATACCTAAGGAATGGAGATGTTACAGCGAGGCTGACTTTGAACATTTCAGCATAAACGCAAGCAAGTATTTGGCTAGAAAAATACATTATAGCTATTTTGAAAGTTTTTGTGATACTGTGCCTTTTGCACGGGAAAACGATATAATATTAACTAAAGATAGTATAGGAATTGCTATTAATCAATACAAGTATATGACTTTAAGACTAAGAAGTGGAAAGCCTTGCTTAGTTGATATAGAAAAAAAGGATAAAATAATGAGGGTACGAGATGAGTAAAGCAGTAAAAGTAGTTGCAGGAGTGGCATTAATATACTTTAGTGGTGGTCTAGCAGGTGGGCTAATGTATGGGGCGGGAGGTTTTACGGCAGGTATGGCTGGTGCTTATTCTGCTTCTGTAGGCGTTTCACTTTGGTCTGCAGCAATCACACTGGTTGGTGCTTCATTAGCAGGTTCAGCACTAGCCCCAGAGATGCCTGATATGCAAGGGGCAGATAGTTATGCAGGTCAAGCACTACAAACTAAAAAAGATAATGTATCTGCAGTATCACAAATATTCGGAGAAGTAAGGACGGGTTCATCTATTATTTGGCAGTCTTCAGGCTCTCAGGTTTCAGGAACACCAAATAAAGATTACTGGTCAATCCAAGTAGTAAGTGAAGCTGAGATAAACGACTACTTAGAGATGTATGCTAATGAAGATTTAATGGTAGATAAAGGCTCAGAAAAACACACACTAACTTATGCCCACATTAAAGGATATACGACTTCAGGAGCTTCGGGAATGTTCTTATCTGATATTGAGTTCGTTAAAGACCAAGCTGGAAATAGTGATACCGCTTCAAATATTGGTATTGATGTTTCAACAACAGACCAAACAAAAGAGATATTCACATTTAGTGGAAATGTTGACAATGACCTTTATATGACTATCAGAGGTGCAACGGCTTCAGGTGGTACTTATTCAGGTTCAGGAATTGAAAGTACATTAGTGAGTGGGGTAGCAAGTGCTGGTGGCTATTATGATGAGTATGGTGAGGGTTGGCACGGAGATTTAAGTGCGAGTATCAACTATACTCCTTATGATGTAGATAACTTTACAAGCGGAAAGTTCTATTATGCAGAATTAACAGAAACTTCAGGTGGTACAATTACGATAATTCAGCAACCAACTCCAGCTAACAACTATGAAACAAAAGTTAAAATCTATGAGGGTGGGGGAGGAGAACAAACTTGTGCTTTTAAACTGCAAATGAAAGAGGGTACTGGGGTTTATATACCAGCTAACTTATCGTTCTTAGCAGTACACCAAGTGTATAATGCAACAGATAATGCACATACTGGACTTGATAATATTACGACAAAACTACAAGGTAAGAAGATTAGAATTATAGGAGCTAGTGACTTTGGAGCAGAAGCTTACTCTACTAATCCAGCCGACCAAGTAGCTGACATTCTAACTAACGGCTTAAAGATTGACTCAGACAATATTGATTTTGCTTCGTTTTACAATGCTCAAACTAAATGTAGTTCATATGGTTATGCTTGTAACATTCTTTTCAATAGCCAAAGAAATATTCAATCAGTTATTAAAGATATTTTATCTACTTGTAGAGGTCAAATTGTATTTAGTCAAGGTAAATGGAAGATGAAAATTGATGAGAAATCAGCAACAGTAGTTAAAACGATTACAAGTGATGATATTCTAAACGGTTCTTTAAGCATCTCAATGAAAGGTTTTAGTGAGGTGGCAAACAAGATTGCTTTAAAATATATTAATCCTTTAGACAACTGGTTAAGTGCTAAAGTTGAAATTCAAGATACGGATTTAGTTAATATGGATGGTCAAGAAATTACCAAAACTTTAGACATTAAAGGGGTTACTAATTCTCTACAAGCGAATAAGCTAGCTGAGATAACATTAAATTCTATGAGATATACTGAAGATGCTGAGGGTAATAGAATCAAGCAAGCACCACTAGCTATAAGCTTTGCAACTACTGTTAAGAATGCTGAATTAGAAGTTGGAGATGTGTTTGAATTACAACATGACTTATTAGATAGAGATAGAAAGTTTATCACACTATCTGTAGAAACAGACCAGTCTGGTGCAATGCAAATAGCTGCTAGAGAGTATTGCGAAACACACTATAAAAATAGTGCAGGTGTTTACTTAATTTAAAAATTATTATATAATATAAGAGATATTAAAACAGAGGATAAATATGAGCTTATTAGCTAAAGACCATAACGGCAAAGAAATACAAGGGTTTGCCCCTACTAGGATTGTAACGGCTTCAAGTATTGATGTATCAGATGCAGTTGCTATTAGAGTTTTTGAACCTACTCAATACCAGATTAATGGTGCTGGTACTATTGGTACTATGACAGGGGTTACAGTTGTAAATGTTGGGGTTTCAAGCTTTAACTTTACAGAGTCTGTAACTTTCGAAGTAATGGATTAGAAATGTTTGATTTATCTTGTAGCTTTGGGGTTACAAAAGTATTTCAAACTTGGTGGGCTTTATTTTTTGAGCCTAATTATATAGACAGCGATTACATTCTAGGAGAATAATATGGCATCAGTAACAACAAGAAGTGGCAAGGGGTCAGCTCTAACTCACTTAGAGATGGATAGCAACCTTAACAATTTAAACACAGACAAATTAGAGTCTACAGACTTTAAGACTATTAATGGCGAGAGTATTGTTGGTAGTGGGGACATTGTACTAATACAAGACATAGAGCCGTATGGGGTTACTTGGAATCAAGATAACGATACATATGCAAGAGTTGGTGGAAGTGACTTTACTCACATCCAAAGAAAGATGAGAAGAGTAACACTACTAGTAAATGGGACAGTAAACTACTACTTAGGTGCTAATGACAGTACTAAGAAAGCTGACGGTACAGACGCAGTACTTACGGGTGCAGATGGTAATGTAATGGTAGAGATACCAAAGTTCTACCATAAGTATACGTACAGTAATGGGACACATAATCATATGATTAACTTAGAGCCATTTGAAGGTGCTAGTGTACATCCAGCGTTCGTTAAGAATGGTGTAGAAGTAAGCAATAGATACATTGGTGCTTATGGTGCATCTGTAAGTGGAAGTACACTTATTTCAGCAAGTGGTGTATATCCTGCTGCTTCAATGACTAGAGGTTCGTTTAGAACTAAAGCTGCTGCAATTGGTTCAGGTTGGGCATTACAAGATTGGAATTTAATTAGTGCAGTTCAATTGCTAATGCTAGTTGAATTTGGAACTTTTAATAGTCAAGCTGCAATCGGTCAAGGAAGAACTCAATTATCAGGTGGAGCTTGGTCAAATGGTTCGTATATTGGAATTAATGGTAGAAGTGATACTTCTGGTAATGCTACTGGAAATCATGAATATTCAGGTGATGCAGATGATGAAGCTGCTGATTTAGCTTTTATGTCTTATAGAGGAATTGAAGACTTCTTTGGAAATATTTGGAACTGGGTAGATGGTATTAATATTCAAGATAATGTGCCATTTATTAATAATAATCCATCAACTTTTGCAGATGATGTATTTAGTGGGGACTATGTGAATGCTGGAATTACTATGGCAAATGCTAATGGTTGGCAAAATACTTTAGAGCAAGTTGGGACTGGATTCTTCCCTGCTTCGGTTGGTGCGGGTTCAAGTACTAAAATTACAGATTACTATTATCAAGCTGCAGGAAATAGGGTCGTGAAGCTCGGTAGTAGTGCGCATAATATTTCGTATGCTGGTGCTTTCTGTCTGGCTGCGTCTTCTTCTTCGGGTGATTCGGGTGCGGATATCGGCTCGGTCTTGTCATTTTAGTATGGCAAGGTTAGTTTAATATGACAAAGGGCAGTTTATTAGTCGTGAAACTCAGTAGTAATGCGAATAATGGTTCGAATACTGGTACTTTCTATCTGAATACGAATAATTCTTCAGGTAATTCGAATACGAATATCGACTCAGAATCTTGTATAAAAATAAAGAATATAAACTGTCCTTACCAACATGGTAAAATACACTACTATACTCCATTACATATTGGTACTTTAGGGGAAGATTTGGGAGCGACAAGACTGTGAAAAGATATGGCAATCTATTTCATAATATATATAATTTAGAAAATATTAAACTAGCCCACCAAAATGCAAGAAAAGGCAAAACATTTTACAAAGAAGTTAAAATGGTTGATGCAGATATAGAAAAATATGCTTTAAAAATTCAAGCAATGCTAAGAGATAAAACATTTAAAAATAGCGACTATACTGTCTTTAATAAAGTAGACAAAGGTAAGGTTAGAGAGATCTATAAACTACCTTACTTCCCAGACAGAATAATACATCATTGTATTATGCAAGTCTTAGAACCTGTATGGCATAAAGTATTAATTAAAGATACTTTCCAGTCTATAAAAGGTAGAGGAATACATAAAGCTAAAAGTAGAGTAGAGCCAACTATCAGAAAAGAGAAATTAAAATACTCTTTAAAGATAGATATTAAAAAGTTTTATCCTAGTATTGACAATGAGATATTAAAACAAATAGTTCGTAAAAAGATTAAATGTAGTGATACTTTGTGGTTATTAGATGAAATTATTGACTCAACTAAAGGTGTACCAATTGGTAACTATATGAGTCAATATTTTGGAAATCTTTATTTGGGGTATTTTGACCATTGGATGAAAGAAGTTAAAAGAGTAAAGTACTATTACAGATATTGTGATGATGTTGTTATTCTTAGTAGTGATAAGAAATATTTACACTATCTTCTTGAAGAGATGAGAATGTATTTAAGAACTAATTTAAAACTAACTATTAAAGAAAATTATCAAATATCTCCTATAAAAATAAGAGGTGTTGATTTTTTGGGCTTTAGATTCTTTTTTAAATATACTTTACTTAGAAAGAAGATAGTAAAAGGCTTTAAAAGAGGTATAGCATTGATATTAAAATTCTATGCTATACTTAAAATAGAAAAAGTACAAGGAGTAGTGATGAGCTACTATGGTTGGATTAAGCACAGTAGTGGGCTTCATCTTTGGAGCAAATATGTAACTTATGAAGTTAAGAAAATATTTGTACAATTAAAAATAAAAAACAAGATACTAGGAGTATAAAATGTTAGTAAAATCAGATACAAGACCAGAGGCAACAGAGTTGCTACAAGGTAAGAAACTAATCAATTTTGACATTAAAGAAGTT